GTGAGCGGGGAATTCCCTATCAACCCCATCCAACAGTTGTTGGACTTTTATGATAGGGTCTCCTTAGGCGAGGACCTAAGGAGGGCTGTTGCCTGTAAATACCACCCTTATTAGAAATGAGGGTGTACTCGCCTTCCGAGATGGATAAAAGGTCACCGGCTTAAGTCAGAGCTAAATGTAAGGATAAACCCTGCACTCAGATGATTAGTACGGCAATCGATTAGACATCAAGTAATGACGGGTACATTTGTATCATTTCTAACCTTGGGATAAGTTGTTTAGCGACAAGTGCCGCACCTTTTGATATCATATGCGAGGTACGCTGACAAAAGATTCTATCGTCCAATGGCAATGCCATTGTTCGTAAAATCTTCGGCCAGTTACCCTGCTCTACGGTATCAATTCGGCGGGCTTGGGCTAGCAAGTTTAGGTATGTTTCCTCAATTGTACCATACCCGCGAATCTGCGGTATGGCATAAATGAGGTCACAACAAGCGCCAGCTAACTCAAGGTTGGGACTCTCGACTAATCCAGTCAGAGTCATAACTCAAGAAGTCGCCAGTTCACCCAATGGAACTGTCGATTTCTTTTGTCATGAATCTGATGATGGGTTAGATGTAGAGAACAGCTCTACCGCAACATTCGATAACATAGCTTCTGCTATGCTATCTGTGAAGCGGCCAGAGATGCTTCGGAAACCAGATCGCATGGCTAATTCATTAAAGAATTGGCCACCCGAAATGGCTCCACGCATTACTTTAATAATGCGCTCTACACTTCAGGATGCCTCACATCATTTAGCAGCATTCGCTGATTTACGATGTAAGACTCCTGTAGCGAAAGCCCCAACTGCCTCAGGGATACCAATCCTTGGATTCCATCCTTTTCCCTCTAACTCTACAAGAAGAGCCACAATAAGATAACTCTTATTATGAATCTCTTGCAGGGCAGAGATAGGGAATGGCGACACTTCGATGTCTTTGTAAAACAATCGTTTTGCAAATTCAAAGAAGTGAGGTGAAGAGTGAGTTTTCAATTCACTTACTTCAACTCCAAGAATCCGCATGACTTCGATATACATCTTGGCTATGGCATCATCTTTAATGACGATGTCATCACCAAGTAACGCATATCGAGCCTTTCTCCATGGTTTACCTAGTTTGCGACATACATAGTATATCACAAAATGGTGAGCCACAGCGAAAGAAGCCCATGATGAATAGAATCCCATCGGATTCCCAACGGCATAGGATATGCTCATGCCGTTCGGAGCTCTGAATGGAGATCCTACCATTATGGTCTGTCATGCGTCCACCCAACCACTAGGGAGGCGACCCTTTAAAACCATGGCTATCACCTCAATAGGGAAACGATCTGTTGCTGCGGAAAGGTCTGCAGAACAGTAGTTCCCCGGTTGAAGTAATAACCCGGTTTTAAGGAAACCTCCTTGGTCGTGTGTGTGGTCTTGGGGAATCGCTTTTAGGAATTTAAACAGATAATGATGTAAAGGCTTGAGAACAGTCTGGGAGAAATAATCTCCTATGGCTATTACTCTAACCTTTGCCTCCTTATCTGGGAAACTAGAAATTTTTCTAATTTCCACAGTTCCCCTCTTACTGACCACTTTCGAGGTGAATCAGTCAGGGAAGAGCTGGTTTATAACTCCTAATCAGCGACATACCAAGGCTAAGGCTGTCGTGAGAGCTGGCCCACCTACGATTTGTATCGCCTTGAGTAAGTCAGGTGACTTACTCAATTGAGACAAATCTAGCAAGCTAGTTCACAAGGCATGCCCGTTGGGTCCAGTTTTCGTCGTAAAGTGATATGAGGTCCAGCGCAAGGCGCGGGGCAACATACCCTCTTTACTAGATCACTGATACCCATTAGCCGTCCAGTATGGAAGCACAAATTTAGCCATATCCGTCACTAAAGCAGAATATTCTTCTGCACCCGAAATTCGGGGTTTAGTGATAGTGGTTAAATCTGCGTCTCCACCTAAACTAAGGGCCCGAGTGGCATTCAGAACAGACATAACCATTCTGATGTCCCCAGAGCTCCCTTGTAAAAGGGCTCTCTGGATCACGGGTCCTAAGCGACGTGGCAGACCGTGTGAATCAAGACTCACTCGCTTTGTTGTTATGGGGTTCCCCTCAAGGAACTTCATAACGCAAAGACGAGCATCTTTTACCCACGCTAATCCTTCTTCTTCTCCCCGAGACTTAAAGATCTCGGAGATAGAGATGGACAACTTATTGTACTCACAGGCACCAGCAATTAGACTTAGTTGAAAGCTGCCAATAATCCAGTGGATGGTACGAGGTACAATGACTTCATACAATCGAACCGGAGACTTAGACAACTTCCAGAAAATGGAAGGTTGTTTAAATTTTCGTTTCATTATATAAAATCATTATATCTCATACCAACACCAGTCAACAGGAGAGGAACAGTGGCTACCCTAGAGAACTTAAGTCCTTCTATCCCATGTCTTATTATATCACTATAATAAGCGCGGTTATAGTCGGGCTTAAGGGAACTAGAGTAACTACTGCACTTCACTATTGAGTGGCCCCACAGGGTTATGCGCAGCCTAAGTTTAACTGCTAGTTGGACCTTATAAAAGAAATTATTTTCTTTTACCTTGGTCCTCCTAGGAGTATCTCATTGTCTTTCCTCGGCCTGAAAACCGAAGTTTTAGACATAAGGGAAAACAATAAGAGGATAGAACACCAGATTTGGTATTGGGAGTTACCAACTCCCGGTTCCCCGCGAATGCGGG